GGGAGCGGGTGTGTTTTTCATAGTATTAGGCAGCCTATCGGGAGACTTTGAGAAGATAAGCGGTCTATCTGCTAGCGCAGATGTACAAGACCGAGGCAAGACTAATGCCTCAGATGTTGAAGTGGTCAAAAAGTCTATGGTGTCACTTCAACCAATATTAAACAAGAGGGAAAGGCAGCGCACAAAAAAGATGCTTTATAGCTGCATATGGGTAAACACAAAAAAAATTGCCGTCCAGTATCCGAAGACACCGAACGGCAATAATTAATGGGTAACTTTATAAAGCATAGAGCCACCAGAAGCAACAGAACCAGCAGAGCCAAGAAGTTTAGAAATCAAATCACCAATAAGACGAACCTCATAAGTATTATTATTCTTCTTAGCTTCAATAAGACGTTGCTTAAGAACTTCAAGAGCAGTATTTTGTGACTCATATCGAGAAGTCTCAGACTTTTCGATAATATCGTGCAAAGAGTCACGCATACGATTATCAAACTTCTTACCATAAGTATCAGCTACATAATTTTCAGCAGCAGCAGCAGCAGCCTTACCAGACATAGTAGAGGCATAAGCTTGAGCATAAACCTGTGCAATAGAAGCAGCTTTTTCACGAGGCAACCAATCAAGATTAGATTGAAGCAAATCAGCTTCCAACTTCTTAGAACGAAGAGAAGCAACATTAAGATTATGTTCATCGTCCATTAAAGTTGTCTGATTAAAAGCATTAACAGCATCAGAATGTGCTTTCATAATAGCGTCTTCTTTAGAAGAATCGGTAATATAGTTTAAAATCTCTTGATAATGTTGACGAGTTTCAGTATCTTTAGCCTCTGCCATCTGTTTACGTAGCTTTACAAACAAATCAGCATAAGCAAACTTGTTAACAATATCTTGATACTCATTTTCGGAATTGATTTTCTTAACTTGAGCATCAGCCATTTTTTGATTAACAACATTAGCAAAAGCAGACTGTAAAGTATTACCAACAGTACCAAACAACTGGGAACGAGAAGCAGCCAAAGAGGCATCAACTTGACCAGAAGAACTGTCAACAGAACCAGCAGGAACAGAAGAAGATTGAGCGAGACCGACATTACCATCGTTCTGCATAGCAAGATAAGGATTTAAACCAGCAGCCTTAAGACGTTGAGCCTGCATAAAAGGAGTGTTATAATCATTTTGAGCATTCCACATCTTTTCCGCAAACTGCTGATTAGCTTGATTCATCATAATAGACCAATAAACGGACTTAGGGATTTTCTGCTGATATACACCGCTCATATAATCACCAGCAAAACGACCATCCTTATCATACAAAGCTAATTGACCATTTTTCCAGCCAACACCATTTCCATTTGGTGCAAGATAATTACCAGCTAAGGACTTATCACCTTTGGAAGAACCAAAAATAGCTGAACCAATACCACCGAGAGCACCAATTAGAGGACTTAAAACATCAGCCATAAGCAATAAAATTAATCAGTATTAATCAGCATAGTAAAAATACTATACTGAAAAATACTGAAATGTAAAACTAATCTAAACCTAACTTCTTTTTCAAAGCCACAACACGCTCAAAAGCAGCCTTTTTGTCAGCAGTCTCCTTAAACTTCTTTTCATCAGCATCAAGTTTACGAAGTTCAGACTTAGCAGCCTCTAATCGGTCAGACAAAGAATCAAAGAAACGACTAGGAGCACCAGAATCAGAAGATAAGTCAACAGGCTCATCACCAACTTTAGGTAATTCACGAACACGAGCAAGGATATTTTCCGCTTGATGCACATCTTGTACCTTTTTATTAAGGTTGAGAAGAACATTAATATCGGAAGAAACCTGTACAACACCGTCAACAACGGTTAACTGCAAATCTTCACCATACGGTGGAATAAAAATAGTTTTCATACGCTAATTTGAATAGGGTAAACCATAAACAGACAATTTACGCTTGACAGAACAACCAATAAAAGAACCTATCATAAATTGGTCATTATCAATACCATCATAAGCGTTATTGACAAAAACATTCTCAGTAAGGCGAGGTGGACAATAAAGTAAATGGTAAAGGAAACCACCAACAGAACCACCAAGAGGAGCAGACGCAGCAGCTTTTTGAAGTAAGTCCATCTGTTGACCTGTTACCCAAGTACGAAGAGAAGAGAGGAAAGCACCGCTAAATCTATCAAAACTAAGTTTAAAATCAAGATAACGAGGAGCATAAGCATACGATGTGTTAACACCGCCTAAATCAACATTACCATTAACAGGATAATCTTTGACAACAAGAGAATTAATCTTAAGAGTATCCATTCCAATAGAATCAAGCTCTGGAATCGGGTAATCAGCAGCATCTACCATAAGGTTACGACAATCGAGACCAACATCAGCATAATCAAGTTGAGGTGTAATACGATAAATACCAATGACAAGACCATAATCATCAGCAACCTTGAAACGACAAGAACCATTACCGCTTGCAGTAGGGGCAGCCTGAATAGTAGCAACATTATCACCTGTCAAGTTTTGATTAACTTGTGGGTTAATATCGAAAACGGCAGAATAACCACCAAGGAACTTAGACTTTGTACCGTGTGAATTAGGACGAACACCGAAATGTGCCTCAATCTGAGAACAGAAATCACTATCATTACACTCCTGTATCTCCTTGTAACGCTGCAAAGCAGTAGCACGGCGAAGAGCAATAACTGACAACTCGGAAGAAGAATTTTGGCTAATAGAAACATCAGTTAAAATCTTACCAAAACCATCACGGATATTTCCAGATAAAGAAGTAGCTTCAAAAGAGGTACCAGATTTATTAGGAACATCTATATTAACAAAATCAGTAGAAGCAACACCACCAGAAAGCAAAGGTGAACCAGTTTTTAACTCACCAGAGTGACCAGAAACAGATAAATTAGGTCCATCAATAACAAAAAGACCAGCAGGGTTAATTGGTGATTTTATAGAAGTTTTATTAACATCAAAAGAAGAAGAACCATTTAAATTAACAACACTCTCATCACCAAACTGAGCACGAGGCAAACCACCGTTAAAGCGGTCAAGAGGAAGACGAGAGTACTCCATATCAAAAAGATAAGAGTTGATTGTGTTCTCCTCAGAAGTCCAAGAATCAAAAGCTTTTGAATCTAAGAAATTATCCATATTTGGAACATTTTGAGGAAGATAGTCAACATTACAAGAAGGTGCACAATACTCTTCCCACTTCTGATAACGATAGAAGTCGTTAGCTATCTTGTGATAAGCAAGAAGACGGAAAGGAGAAACACGAACACCAACGGGAGTTGAAGGAACATTAACACCAGAAATGGCAGCACCATCTAACATAAGTTTAGTTGGTTTTTCCTCATTATCACGATATAGCTTTGAAATGGAAGTAAAATTACCATAACCAAGAGACTGCAAAAGACGTGCACTTTCTGAAACACGAAGAGAATGAGAACCGCCAACATTATTAACATTAGCATCCTTAAACTTAGCAGCAACATAATTAAACCATTTGTAAATAGCACCGCTAGAAAAATTAGGGAGTTCAGTAGAAAGTGAAACACTAGAGGAAGCAGAATCGGCACGCATAGTATTCGGCTGTCCAGACTGATTAGTCGGAATATTCTTAATCGCATCACGATAGAACGACCAGAGAGCAGTATAAGGAACGAAAAAGAACTGTATATTCTCCTTTAAACGTGTAAAAGCAGCGGTCTGTACAGGCATAGAACGGGAAAAATGCTGCATATTGATTTTTATCTCATCACCAGGCATTACCTCTTCACAAAAAATCGGAAGTAATTGACCTATTTTTGCAGTAAATAAATTACGGCGGTCAAGATTAAACGTATTGAAATGGGGTTTATTCTTAATGGAATGAAAACCCATAATATTAGAATCTTTAGACATATTAAATACCTTTTAATTGTTCAACAAGAGCCTTATGTTTAACTAACTTTTGATTTCTACGCAAAGCATCAAAACGAAAAGCAGAATATAAAGGCGAATTATTCAAATAATCGAGAGAAACATCTGTACCAGTGCAATAAATACTATAATAACAATTAAGATAAATTTCATTAGTTCGACAATCACTATAATGCTGCACTAAGCATTTATAATCACGCCAAGCAACGAAATCACGCCAAATATCAAAATATTGACGAGGGGTAAAACCCAAATCATAGGACAAATCCAAAAACCGCTTAGAAGCATAAAGAACACCAAGAAGCGGAGAGAGTGAAAGAGAGGTGGAATCAGACCAATCAAACCAATCAAAAAACTTAGCAATATAAATATTAACTTCATCCTTTACCTCATCACAAATTAAGCCATCACGATAAGGTTTAATACACTGAAAATAAATTTTATGTGCCAAATCGGAGACAGAATCGGAAAAGAAATAAGACGCTAATTTTGGGTAAATCGTAAGTACTCTATATTTTTCTTCATCAGAGAGTGAGTTAAATCCAACAAATTGAGGGAAGAAAAGAGAGTAATACGACCGCCAAAGGGGGCGAGATTGCAAAGTACTTGTGGCAGCATCAACATACTCAATTTTTGAGAACCGCTCATAATTCCGTTGAGTAAGGAGTTCACGGACTTCACTCTTTGAATACGGACAACCAAATCGGACAGAGTGGAAGGTTTTTTGAGGAGCAAGTTTTCCAAGAATCGACGGGAGCACAGAAGAGCCAACAACATAATTTGAAATATATCCGCTAGCGTTGCCGTCTGTCTTATCAATAGTATTACTACCATATTGCCAGAGCGAATCCAAAAGAAAGGAGCTATTAATTGTTCTCTCTGACGTTGAAAGAACTCTATTTTCATAGAAAGTGTTCTGCAAGAATCGGGCAACGTCATCCGAATCTGTGAACAATAAGAGATGCCAATGCGGACGGTAGGAACTTGTTCCGTACTCTCCAATAGCGTAGTAACGTATCTTTTCATCTTTAAAGAACTTTGATAAATACTTTCGTAAACGTTTCAAAAAACGCTGCAAATCTGGATAATAAAGCAGAGGTATGCAATCAGAATGCGTAAAAACATAATTAGAATCTACATAATAATACCAACTCAAAGAATGATTAGATATGCCAAGAGCCTTACACCTAGCAACATTTGATTGAAGTTGTTTATGATAATCATTCAAAAGAACCTCATAATGCTCAGAAGCCTTACGGAGAATGCAACGTGAATAAATAGAATTTTCAGAATCAACACACCAAGAGTTAAGCTTATCGTTAAAATTATCTGTCTGGATACGTTCAGCAAGAGGGAAAAAACCTACATTATTATCAGCAAGGCAAGAAGAATCAAAATGTATCTTATTACCAGACCATAAATCCATATAATCTACAGGCTTATAAGTAAGATAAAAACAATCCTCTATAACATTACCATTAATATCTAAACGTCTATCATCTGAAGAGACCAAATCAGAACGAAGACAAAACAAAGGTAGGTGTGCATCATCATAAGTAAGCGTAATGAAAAAGCAAGCCTTACAATTCTGTTCCTCAAACTGAACCTTAGCACGAAGTTCAGAACGTTTTGAATTTTCACAAGCAGGACACTTGCCACATTTGACAAGCTGAACGCCACGCTTAGTATTAACTTTAACAGGGTGGAAACATTTAGTAAAAGGTAAATTGTAAGACATACTTAATCAATTAATCACCATACTTAAACCAACGAGGAGAAGTAATAACACAATCAAAGCCGATAACTTCAATATCTCTTATCGTAACCTCACAACGTTGCAAATCAATAGTTTTAAGCCAAGAAGTAAAAGCGTCAACAGAAACCATCCATCGAAACTCAACAACTTCTCCATCATCATTTCCATATCGGGAAACAAGGACATTATAATAAAGGTTTTTATGTAAAGTCATAACTAAAAAACATTAAACGCCGAAGCAGAAACACCAGTGAGTAAGCCGAGAGCATACATAATCACCTTAATAACAATCGAAAATATTTTTTTCTTATCCATAATCACTTAACAATTAAAGTAACTTTTTCATTTTTTAAAGAAGACATCAAAATCGACAACGTAACACGAGAATCGATAATGAGATATGGTTGACTTAAACGACCAACGAGAACACAGCCGGTAGAATCCTTAGAAGTATTACCAGCGTGAATGCGTATTCCAGAACGACCCTTAACAGAAATATAAGGAAGTTGTTTGTGGAATCTAGGTGAGTAAGAAATACCAACAGAGAAACAACCATTAGGGATTGCTTTAGAAAACCTTTCTATCGTATGACAGAAGAACACACCATTCAAATACAATTCACCTTGAATTGAATCAAGGGAAGTACTTGAATAACACCGTAATAAAGTTAATTGCAAAGTCATAAAAATTGTATCATTAAGTCAAAGAACTCAGATTAAAATCACGGTGCAAATATAGCGAAAAAATCAGTAGGTTGTAACATAAGGGACGTTATGTTAACAAATATAAAGTTACATTAATAATGTTTCACGTGAAATGTAAAGTGGGAGATAGCAAAATAATAAAATAATTAAAAACTCAAAAGCGTTGCTTTTTCGTCTCGTTGGGGCGGTCTCGTCCGC